TGTTAAATTTGAAAACTGCTTCTTTAATTCTTGCAAAGATACTGATTTAACTTCACCAACATAATATATGTCTTCAAAATTAGGGTCTTCAGTATACGAATAAACTAGGTTAGCAGGATCAACGTAATCAACTGTAACACCTTCTGAAAGATTAAAATCTGTTTTAGTAGCACCTATCCCAAGAACTGTTAAGTCTTGAGCAACTCTTTTCTTTACCTCTTCGTATCTGTTAAATTCAAGAATATTATCTATAACTTCTTCTTCTGCGATCTCTACAGATTGTTTGTAGTTTAACTGAACATATAAATCTAACTCTTCTTTATTTGTTGGTAACTCGTCAGGTTTAGCAGTCATAAAAAGATCTGCTCCCAAGTTGTTTTTTATAGACTCTAAAACTTTTTTTGCGTTCATATCTCTTAATATAGCCGCAGTGTAATCTGTTCTTTGTTTTTGAGCGTAAGGATCTGTAGCAAATGATTTTATTTTATACCCTTTGTCTGTCATACCGTTAACAACGATGTCTACAAACTTAGATAACACGGCAACAGGTTGCCAGTCTAAATTAAGATAAGACAAATCACCGTTAGTTGATAATTCATCTTTATATTTTTGAACAGATTGTTCTCCTCTAGCATATAGACGTAATCTGTGAAAGTTTTGCCAGTTGTTACCGAACCTACCACCAGAACCTGCTCCTCGATCTCCTTTGAACCATTCGTTCTCTATAGCTTTAGCAACTTCTGAACCGTATTCATAACTCTGCTTTACTTCGTCCGGTACTACCTGACTTGGGAAAGTGCTGTTTACGCTTTTGTAAATCATTTATCTTTTTATTTTTGAGGTATAACCACTGTTATCGTATCTACCAAAAGAGATTGATACTGGCTTTCTAGTAGCCTTGAAAACAGGTGTGTATTTGTTTTTATTGCATGCCATTATAGCTAATCCAGAGCTTATAGTCGCATCAAACTTTGTTCTATTATTTATGTCAAATTTTGACCACTCTTCAAGAGTTTTTTGGAAATACATATTTCCATAACCCCTTTCTGTAGCGCCCACAAAATCATTTATATAAGATTCGATTGCAGCAGCATGTGCTTGTTTAATATCTTCACTAGAGTTTGGTATACCACCAATTTCTTTTTCTGTTACTGATAATTTAGAATATATTTTATCAGGTCTATTTATTGAAAAACCTCTGTAGCCTCTTCTTTTAAAATAATACAAAAGTCTAGGTTTATTGTTCTCAGCTAGTATTGGCATTCCGTAAAAAACGCAAGCCATTAATATATCTTCAAAAAACATCTCAGCAGTTTGAGGTCTAGCTATATACTCTAAGAAAAACATATTAACCGGGTGATCTTCCATACTGAATTTAGTAAGACCGTGTAAAGCTCCTTTAGATCCTCTACTGTCTACTGTTCCAGATATATCATAACTATCACATCCAAAAGCTCCTATGTGTTCATTTCCTGGATACTTTACTCCATTCTTTACTATTACATGGTTTTGTTGATTTGCAGATGGAATCCAACTTATTAAAAATCTACCATTGCTATTTGGAGTAAAAACAACTCTAGTATCTTTGATACCATTCTCCCATTGAAAACTACCTTTAGTAATTAATTTACTATTTAAGTACTCTTCATTGTGATCTATTTGTTCGTATATCTTAGTTAAATTAAACAAAGATAATTTAGCTTCATCTCTAAAAGCGTGTTTCTCTGTTCTAGGAAACTGACGGTAGTATTCATTTAAACCATCTTGGTCGTTTTTTAAACCTTCTACTTCGTTCTCCCAATGCTCTATTACTCCGTGGGTTATCGGAATTCCGCTTGGATCTACTGTTTCTTTTTTTGGCTGATCGAATACAGGTAACCCATAAGTATCAATGAATCCCTCGTAGTTCCATTCCATAGGTATGAACAAAGAATATAATCCCGAGCTAGTTTGTCCATTGCGGTTTCGTTGAGTAACGTCTGAGGCATAATATAATTTTTTGAAATTACCACCACCTTTTTCCAAGGCATTTGAAGTAGATCCCATCATACATTTACATACGATTCTACTACCTAATCTTAAACAGGTTTTTGTAACTCTCCAGTTATTTAATATGTTATCAGGTCTTTCCCATTTTCCACTTTCATCGTGTACTAGTAGTTTTAGTTTTTCCCCGTCGTACGAGTTGTCCCCTGTGTTTTTCCAGTCAATGGTGGTATCAAGACCTTCAATTTCCTCTTCGACTTGACCTTCGTTGAGTTTTCTTCTCGTAAGCCTGGAAGCTGGAACTCTATAAGCGAGTTCGGTCTTTGGTCTGTCCATACCGTCTTGTATCGGTTTGAAGAAGAACGGGTAATTAACGCTGATAGGTACCACTTTATCTGTGAACATCTTCTTTGCATCGGCACCAGATTTGGACAAAATCCCAAAGCGTGCGTCGGTTGATATTGTTGCCATGTTAACGGTCTCAGCTGAAGCCATGAACGAAAAACCTGACCTTCTGTTCTTGAGATATGACATTCCATAACAACGGATGTCTGCTTTGCAAGCTTCCCAGAATAAGAAGAATATTCTGTTTGATTCCCTATAATCTGCTGCCCCAACATCAATCTTGGCCCACTGCAAGTACATGTAATGAGTACCAGTAATGTAAGTTGGAGTACCATTGTTATAAAACCAAAAACCTTTTTCCCTTTTTTCAAACTCTTTGTCAATATATCCATACCATTCTTCTTTAAAATCAGTGGGATATTTTTGCCAATCAAAAACGCTTTTGATCTTTGTAAGTTCTTTAGGGTATTCTAACCTAGACCACATTTGTTCTTCTTTCTTATTAGAACATTTGTAAACATCTTCTGGAACAGCAGGTAAAGCAATTTTTAAGTTTTGTATCTCTACAATTTCACCTATAGTTCCATCAGAACTTATAACAACCATATCATGGTCATTATCGTATCCTTTGACCCACTTTTTATTTCTATTATTTCTTTTTAGTAAAGCAGGTTTTACGTGGTCTTCTATTGTCTTTATTAATGTTTGCTTGTACATTATTTAGACCTACCTTCTGCAAAGCCTTTAAAAGACTTTTCCTGTTTAACTTCTTTTGGCTTCTCTTCCAATAGTCTTTCCTCTTCTTCTATTCTACTAAGTATTTCAAAAGCATCGAAAATAGCTAGTTTCTTAGTAGCTGCAGCGTTTTTTAATCTATCAGCAGATATATCATCATCTGAATCAACTATCTTTTCTTTAGCTACCTGAATTAATTCCTCAACTGCTTTTTGCCCAGCTAGGATTATATTCCTCTTCGTTTCCTTTGTATTCATACTTTAATAAAATATCATTAGATTCCATACAATAAAGTCGTTGATCATCTACTATAAACTCAAACTCTCTGTTTGGTTTAAAGCCTATAAGATCTTCCTCGCTTATTCCTAGCGCTTCTAACGACTTATTACCTATTTTTAATACTCCAATATGCTTTCTCTCTTTATCCATTGAGAAAGGATTGTTATTTTTAATCGGCATTACAAAACACCTAGTACCAATTGGTTTCCATTCATTGTCTCTTTTATATAAGTAGACTTGATCTGGTTGGCAAAAGTATAAGTTTTCTTTAAAAAGTTTACTACTATCAACGGCTTCACCTTTTTGATTATAGTATCTTCTAAACACATTGTGGTGAATTATTATCGTGTCACCAACATTTATAGATGAATTAAAAGCAATAGGTACAGAAACAACTTCAGCTTTTCTACTGATAAACTTAAAGTCTTCGATGCTTGAATTTAACATCAATTTCTTATCACCAACTTTTATTTCATTATCATATCTTCCTTCTACAGGTTTTACTATAAAATCGAATACACTTCTCATTAATACTGTAAATCATATTCAACAGATATAGCCATGTTAGAATTAAATTTCTTCCATGGCAATACCTCGTTGTTTTTCTTTATATGTATACTATAAGAGTTGTTAGATTCATCGTGCAGTATATGAGATATTTCGTGACCTCCATATACAGACTGTCCAATAGCGTAATGCATTGCGTCATTTTTGTAGTCAGAACCTATACTGATTTTTCTTATAATAGATGACATATACTAAGCTTCTTGTTCTTCTTTCTTAATTTCCTCGAAGCTTCCGTCTTCTAAATTAATACTGATTGCTCCGTACTTCTTTTCTAAAACTTTTTTGTTGTCTTCTACTTCTTTGTTTAGTTCTTGAATATGAGAGATCAACCCGTGTTTCTGAGCCTCTAACACACCTACTTGAGATAATGCTTGAGTCATTTTACCTTGGTTCTCCTGAACTAGTTTTAATTCTTCTGCTGTAATCTTGTTTTCCATTTAATTTAATTTAATTGTTTTCATTTATTTATTATCACTTGATCGTTTGTGTTTTTCCCACGTTCTACCTACGAAGTATGCTCCATACACTGTGATCAACAGTGATTGGAATATGGGTACATATTGCCCCGCGACAACAAAGCCTCCAATGTTACCATCAAAAAAAGATAAAACAGTAAAAATAACAGTCAAGTATATTAAGACAAGTGGACGTATATTCTTAGATAAAAAACTATCACTATTCATATCAGCTTTCCAACGCTCAGTTACTTGAGCTTGAGCATCGCTATCCGCTTTCTCTAATATTTCTTGAATCTGCTTTTTTATTACAAGCTTTTCTTCTTCAGTAGTGGTAAGCTTATCAACGACGTCACCTATGTTTTTAATGACGCCGCCTGTAAGCCATTGGAATATTTTATTCATTATTATTTTTTACGTAATGATCCACTTCCGTCATTTTTAAAAATTCTACTTAAATACTCACCCATAGCACCTCTTGAAGTGTTCTTCATCAAGTCTCGTCTAGACATAGTGTAAGTTTGATCGCTTCTACCAGC